GGTTATACTTTGAACCAACTTAGATATTGTTCTATCTTCTTGGTAACACTGGTCCAGTCACCCATTGAGGGTTGACGGAATATTCTCACAGTGGGATACCAAGGATTTGAATCTCTATCCAACATCCATCGCCAGTCTGTGGCAAACCACTGCAACATCAACCAAGTGGGTCGACCCATGGCTCCTGCCAAGTGTGTGATTGCGGTGTCCACACTGATCACAACATCCAAGCAAGAGATCAATGCTGCGGTATCAGCAAAACTGGCGATGCTGCCAGGATACACAGTCACGCCCACGGCAGCCAACGCAGCTTCTTCTTCGGCTGTGACATCTACCTGCAGGTTGATCCACTCATATTGGGGATTGTTTCGCACCAGTTCAAACATGGTTTCAAAAGGCATGCCTTTGTGTTGGTTCAACCAAGCATCTCTGCGGCCTGACCATGAAAAACCCACTCGCATGCGTGTTTTGGGTCCCAGACGTTGCAACCATTGTTTTGCGTCAGAGTCCTGGGCATTGATATAACTTATGGATTTAGCCAGATTGTCTATGGTCACGCCCAGCACACCAGGTATGCTCATGATGGGAACCCAGTAGTCAAATTCTGGCGGAGTATCAGTGTATCTGCCTATCCAGCTTACTAGATCAGAATTGGCCAACAGTGGAATCATACCATCTGTGACCTGGAACAAAATTTTTGCTCCAGCGGCATGCAAGTTAAACAAAAATCTACAAAATTGTATATTGTCCCCATGGCCTTGTTCACCTACTACCAATATGGTTTTGTCCTTCAAATCCTGACCGGTCCAACGAGGTTGAGCATGCTGTGGCAAACTACCCGCTAAATGTTCATACTGCCAACGTGCTTCGTATGCTGGCCACCCACGAGCATAGTCTCCCAAGATCAAATAGCTCACAGCCAAGTTAAACTGTGCTGTGACATTGTTGGGATCTATTTCTGCGGCATATTGTAAAAATGGTATGCCTCTTTTGGGCTGCCCGCATTCACGCATGACATTGCCATAGTTGTTGAAAGCCGCGGCTGAATTGGGATCTTGACACATGGCCAGCATGTAGCATTTGAGTGCCAGATCTGGGCGGTTCTCGCTGCGGAGTCGGTTGCCTTCTTCGATAAGATGAGCAACATCTGTGATTATTTCATTGGTGTCCATGGCAATATTTACAGTATATACAGTGTGGTTAATTATTTTAACTGATCCATAAATAAAAGTCAACGCAATACGGCGTTTTATGCGGAAGACTAAACCCTACCGCGTAGTGGCTAGAACCCACATCGGACTTCTTTAAGGAGAAAACAAAATGGGACGTCCTCTTAAAATTCAAAAAATATCCACTGGATCGGGCAATGGCGGCGCAAGCGTCAGTGTTGACCTTGCTTTTCCTAACTTTGGGTCACTCACAGCACCAGTAGTCAACACTGCTAACACACTCGATTCAGCTCAGTATCTGGGCGTGGTAGGTGGCGCAGCCGCTACAGACACTCCAACAACTACCAACCCCAGACTTGATGTTATTGTCAACATTGCCAATCCTTCAGGTTCAGGCATTGGTGTTGCTGCCGGTTACATTATCCGTCAGAAAGGTTCTCGCAAGTATCTAGTTGGATCTGTTACAGCAGTCAACGACGGTAGCTTTGTGGTTGGACAAGCATATCAAGTGATCACACTGGGAACTACCAACTGGCAATCAATCGGCGCAGAAGCTGATCTTGCAGTGGGCGGAATTTTCACAGCAACAGGTGCAGACGGCGGCGGCAACGGTGTTGCTAATAGCGTGGGAATCTGTGTGTTAGACAATGACGTTACTCCAGCAGCTGGGTTGATGGCTATTACCTATACCAACACTGATTCTACTGCTACTCCAATCAGTAAGTTGACCAACAAATTCTTGTTGGACTTTACTGGCGGTTCAGGATTTACTCAAGCCGAAGTGACCAATGATGTTCGATTAGTTGCCAACTTCTTCACAGACGAAGGCACAGTTATCAAATCTGGCACAACTGCTGTTCCTAACGTGGCTGGACAACAAAATTTGTTGAGCCTAGCCATTGTGGACAACGTTACTTCCTAATTTGTAACACAACCCGGTCCTCCCTGATACATACAGGGAGGACTTTTTTATGAGCGCAGCATTTGTATTGGGCAACGGTGTCAGCAGACTAGAAGTGGATTTAAATCAGCTACGGTTGCGTGGGCGAATCTACGGGTGCAATGCCTTGTACAGAGAGTTCGTTCCGGATGTGTTGATCAGCACTGACAAAGCCATTGCACACACCATACAAAATTCTGGATATGCACAAAATAACACAATGTACACTAGAAAACCCCTGCCAGGCCTGGGCGCACACTCTGTGCCGCAACGTTATTTTGGATTCAGTTCGGGTCCCATTGCTGTGGGATTGGCTGCAATAGATCAGCACCTGGCAGTATACCTTATTGGATTTGACATGGGTCCCAGCGCCACAAACAAGTTCAACAACGTGTATGCTGACACAGAATTCTACAAAAAAAGTTCAGCAATACCCACATTCACTGGCAACTGGACTAGACAAATTGTGACTATTTGTCGTGATTTTCCACGTATCAGTTTTCATCGTGTGATGGGTAGCACCACTGCTGTCGTACCTGAATTCAACAACATTGACAATTTGAGAAACATGCCCATGACAGACTTTGTTGACCGTATAAATAACACAAAGGACCTTTAGATGTCAACAGTCAAACGTGTCAGCGGTGATTACACTTTACAAACCATTAATTCGGGCGATTTAGTCACCCTACAAAGCACCAATGTCAACATTGTGGGCAATCTCACAGTTACCGGTAATGCTGTGCTAACTGGCAACATCAATGCTGACAAAATTTTCAACGGCACCACCAGCATTGAAATTCCTGTGGTCAATGGCAACGCCAACATCACTGTTGGTGCTGTGAGTAACGTAGCAGTGTTTGCCACAACTGGTCAATTTGTGACTGGCCTAGTCAGCGTAACTGGTAACGTGCAAGGTGGTAATTTAAGCACAGCCGGACAGGTGTCAGCTACAGCCAACATCACTGGCGGTAATTTGATAGTTTCCAGCGGTAATATCAACATCACTCGAGCATCAACTGCTACAACACAACCTGCTATTAGATTCACAGATTCCAACACCGCAGTTACTACATTGGGCGCCAACATTGGATCCGTTGAGTGGTTTACATCTGACAGCACCGGCGCAGGTGCAAGAGTCACGGCTAGAATTCAAGCAGTGTATGAAGACACCAATGGCAATGCCAACATTCAAATCCAAACTGGCAGTAGTGCCACTCCCACAACTAGAATCACTGTGATCGGAAGTTCGGGCAATGTGGGTGTGGCCAATGCTGCACCACTGCACACTTTTGCTGTGACTGGCAACGCCTACATCAGCAGTAATGTTACTTCGGCTGGAAATATTGCAGGAGCCAATTTGATCACTGCTGGATTAACCACAGTGACCGGAAACATTACTGGTGGCAATTTGATCACTGCTGGATTAACCACAGTGACCGGAAACATCACTGGTGGCAATATTATAAGTTTGGGTGCTGTGTCAGCAGGGTCTGCTGGTATCACTGCCACAGGCAATGTTCGCGGCGGCAACATCAACAGTGATGATCAAATTTCAGCCACTGGCAACGTAAATGCTGCCAACTTCAATGCAACACAAAACTTCAGCACCACAGGTAATGTACGTAGTGGAACTGTTACTGCATCAGGCAATATTGTTGGAGCAAATATCAACGTCACTGGCAACAGTTCGGGCACAGGCATTGGCGTAGAAAACATTGTGTGGCAGCCTACCACTGTGGCATTCAACAGTGCAGCACAGGCCAATGTTGGCACACTGGGATTTTTTGTATTGGCCGGCTACAGTTACAAATATGAAGCTTACATGCCCATCTTGCCTGCTGGTAGCACAACCACTGGATTTAGCACTTATTTTGATGCAGGAATCTGTTATTACACTGTGGAAATGCAGACCACACAGACGTCCACTTTCAACACAGCCACTTCCAATATTTCAGGCACTGCACCAGCCACAGCTGGCATGACTGGTACCACTCCCAGAGCAGTGAGAATCACTGGTACCATTTACAGTGTTGGCAATGCCAATGTTGCTATTCAAGCAGAGACCAGTGCTGCAAATATCAACATACAGTCTGGCGCATATCTAACCTACACCAGACTATCCTAAAATAGCAAACGCAGTGTTTTGGTAAATACACCAGAGGACATTATAGACCTATGGCACAACAGATTATTGACACAGGTGCTGCTGCTAACGACGGCACTGGTGAACCGTTACGCGACGCATTCAACGCTGTAAATGAAAATTTCACTGAGATTTACACTGCTGGCCCCGTGGGCAGCAACGTGGTCATCTCCGGCAACACCGTCACTGTCACTGGTGTCAACAACAATCTGGTGTTGCAAGCCAATGGCATAGGCAATATTCAAGCCAATTCAACCATCATGCCCAGCATTGATGCTGTGTATGACATTGGTGCTCCTGCAAAAAGAATTGACACAGTTTATGCTCAATATCTTGTGGGCAATGGATCGGGTATTACAGGGGTCACTGCGGCAGCAGCCGCAAACATCAGTCTAGGTCAGAGCAATGTCACTGTGACTGCTGGCGGCCCAGTCACTGTTGGCATTCAAAACACCAGCAATGTTGCAGTATTTGCTGCGGCCAGTACCACATTCAAAGGCAACTTGTTGCCAGCTGCCAATGTAACTTACAATCTAGGCAGTGCCACACAGGCCTGGAATGACTTGTATTTGAGTGGCAACACAGTGTTTCTCAACAGTGCCACTATAACCAGCAACGCCACAGCATTGACATTTACCAATCAAGCTGGCGGCACATTTGTATTAGATGGCCCAGGACAATCAGGCAGCAATGCCATCAGCAACGGCAACAGCAGTGTGGCCATTGCTGCAGCCGCAGGCAACACAGTGATCACTGTGAATGGTCTGACTCGCGGCACGTTTAACAATGTGGGCTTAGGTGTTACTGGGCAAGTTTCAGCCAGCGGCAACGTTGTGGCTGTTGGCAATATTGAAGGCGGTAATGTTGTTGCGTTGGCAGCTGTCAGCGCAGTGAGTATAAATGCCACAGGCAATGTTGTGAGTGGCAATATAGTTACCAGCGGTATAATCACTGCCACAAGCAGTGTGTTCACCAATGCACAAGTATCTGCTGTTGGCAACATCACTGGTGGCAATATTATCACTGCTGCTGCTGTCAGCGCAGCCAGTGTGAGTGTGTCAGGCAATGTCACTGGCGGCAATATACTTGCACCTGGTGCAGTAATAGCAACTCTGTTGACTGGTGGTAATCTTCAAGTCACTGGTGGTATCAGTGGTAGTACCGTGACTGCTGTTGCCAACATCACTGGTGGCAACATTGTGACCAGTGGTGTAATAACAACAAGTGCTAATGTTGTGGGCGGAAACGTGGTCACTGCTGGACAAGTCACAGCCACAGGCAACGTCACTGGTGGCAATGTCAATGCTACAGCATTGAGTTTGAGTGGCAATGTTGTAAGTGCCTTGAATGTCACTGCCAATGTCACAGGCGGTAATGTCACAGCCGTGTCCTCTGTGACAGCTCAAACAGTAACGGCTGTGGCCAATGTCACTGGTGGAAACATCAACACTGTGGGCGCGGTCAGTGCCACAGGCAACGTTCGTGGCGGTAATATTACCACCAACAACATTGTTTCGGCAGCTGGTAATATTGTAACTGATCAATTTTTTATTGGCACTTTTGTAGGCAACATCACTGGCAACATCACAGTGCCTGGTGTCAACACACAGATGCTGTACAACGATTTTGGCAACGCAGGCGCTAGTGCAGGCCTGACATTTGACTATACCTCCAATTTGATGGTGTTGAGTGGCAATGCCAATGTTGGCAATTTAAACACCGTGGGATCAGTGAGTGCAGTTGGCAACATTATTGGTAACTACATTCAAGGAAATGGTTCGTTGTTGACTGGCATTGCAGCCAGTTACGGCAATGCCAACGTGGCTGCATACTTGCCCACATACACAGGTAATTTGGCAGCACTCCAAGGCAATGTCACAACTACTGCCAACGTTCAAGGCAGTTATATTTTAGGCAATGGTGCTTTCTTGACTGGCGTTGCTGCCAGTTATGGCAACGCCAATGTGGCTGCCAACTTGGCTGCGTTTGGCACCAATCCCATATCAACTGCTGGCAACATCACTGGCGGATATATTTTAGGTAATGGTAGTCAATTAACAGGTGTTACCGCCACAAGCATTGGTACACTGCCAAGTTTGAGTGTGACAGGCAACACTGTGACAGGCAACTTGAATGCATTAGAACAAGTCAGTGCCGTGGGCAATATCACTGGTGGCAACATTCTTTTTGGCATATTCAAATTACTTGGTACTGGTGAGGCACAAGTTGGTAATTTAACTGTTACTAATGGCCCAGGGACTGGCAACATTGTTGCTGGTAACATCATAAGTGCCACAGGTAACATATTGAGTGGTAGTAATATCAGCGCAACCACCAACGTCATTGGCGGTAACTTGCTGGCCGGTTCAGGTGTTATTACCACAACTGGCAACATAACAGGCGGTAACATATTGGCTGGGTCAGGTGTGATCAGCACTGGTGGCAATGTCAATGGCGCAATATTCAATGGTAATGTGGCATTTACCACTGGCACAGTGTCAGGCAGCGGCAACATCACTGGCGGCAACATTGTTGTATCAGGTGTGCTACTGTCTACCAATACTGTTTCGGCTGCTGGCAATGTGATTGGTGGCAACATCAACACAGGTGGAAATGTCAGCACTTCAGGCAATGTGATTGCTCAAGACATCAGAGTTGGTCCAGGTATCACTGGCGGCACCATAAGTGCGCTGGGCAATATCACCAGTGCCAACACATTAAATGCTGTTAGTTTGAGTTTGAGTGGCAATGTTGTCAGCGCAGTCAACTCAACATCTGCAATTACCACCACAGCCAACATCACTGGCGGTAACGTCAACACCAGCGGGTTGATCACTGCCACAGGCAATGTGATTGGTGGCAATGTTCAAACTGCCGGTCAAATCACTGCCACAGGCAACATCACCACTGCTGCCAACATTGCTGGTGGCAATCTAAGCATCACCGGAGCATTTGCTCCCAGTACCGTCACTGCCACAGGCAATGTGGCAGGTGGCAACTTGACCACAACTGGTCAGATATCATCATCGGGCAATATCACCACTGCTGGATATTTTGTTGGCAACTTTGCAGGCAACATCACTGGTAACATCACAGTTCCTGGATCAAATACCCAAGTGCTGTTTAATTCCAATGGCAACGTTGGTGCTGGCGCTGGGCTGACTTTTGACACTGCTGGACCAAACTTGCTCACAGTGGCAGGCAACACCCAGTCAGGCAACTTGAGAACCACAGGATTGGTTTCAGCAGCTGGCAACGTCAATGCAGGAAACATTATTACCTCAGGTGCTGTGAGTGCCACAGGCAATGTTTCAGCCACAGGCAATGTGCTGGGCGGCAATGTAATTAGTTCTGCAGATGTCAGTGCTGTAAGTGTTAGTGCATCAGGCAACGTCACTGGCAGTAACATAGTCACAGCAGGTGCAGTAATCGCAACTGGTAATGTCAACACTCTGGCCAATGTCAACGGCGCTAATTTGGTTGCATCAGGATTGATCTTTGCGGTTGGCAACATCTCTGGTGGCAACCTGTCAGGTACCAGTATTTTGGGCACATTGACCACAGCCGCACAAAACAACATTACTTCGGTTGGCACCTTGAGCAGTTTGGCTGTGACAGCCAATATTGCTGGTGGCAATTTGACCACTGCTGGTCAAGTTTCGGCAGCTGGAAACATCACCGGCAATTATTTCATTGGCAATGGATCTGCTTTGACTGGTGTGCTGGCCACTGGCATTGGTACATTGGCCAGTTTGAGTGTGACCGGCAACACAGATTCAGGCAATTTGCGTACAGCTGGGCAGGTCAGTGCCGCAGGCAATATCACTGGCGGTAACTTGTCAGGTACCAGCATTATTGGTACACTAACCACAGCCGCACAAACCAATATCACATCAGTGGGCACACTGACCAGTTTGGGAGTAACTGGCACCGTCACTGGTGGCAACATCAACACTGCTGGTCAAGTTTCGGCCACAGGCAATATTACAGGTGGCAACTTGTCAGGTACCAACATCGTGGGTACGCTGGCCACAGCCGCACAAACCAATATCACGTCAGTGGGCACATTGACCAGTTTGGGAGTGACTGGCACCATCACTGGTGGCAACATCAACACTGCTGGTCAAGTTTCAGCCACAGGCAACATCTCTGGCAATTATTTCATTGGTAATGGATCGTTGTTGACTGGCATTTCAGCTGGTAGTTCCTATAGCAATGCCAACGTGGCTGCATACTTGCCCACATACACAGGTAATTTGATTGCACTTACGGGCAATGTGATCACAACTGCCAACGTCACAGGTGGCAACATATTGACTACAGGCGCAGTCAGTGCCACTGCCAACGTCACAGGTGGCAACATTGTCACAGGCGGTGCTGTCAGCGCCACAGGTGCTGTCAGTAGTGTGGCCAACGTTGTAGGCGGCAATATTACCACCGGTGGACAGATTTCTTCTACAGGCAATACCACCGGTGGAAATCTCCGTACAGCAGGTCAAGTAAGTGCAACTGGCAACATTTTTGGTGGCAATATTAACTCAGCAGGATTGAGTTTGAGTGGCAACGTGATCAGTGCTCTGAACATGGTCACCAACATAACAACCACTGCCAACGTCTCTGGTGGCAATTTAATTGTGTCAGGTATTGCCACAGTCACAGGCAATATAACTGGTGGCAATATCAACACCGCAGGTGCAGTCAGCGCCACAGGTAATGTTGTGGGCGGCAATATTGTTACAACAGGGTCAGGCGGCAACATCACTGGTGCCAATGTAATTTCAACCACCACACTCAGTGCCACAGCCAATGTGATTGGTGGCAACATATCAACCGCAGGTCAAGTAAGTGCAACTGGCAACATTACCAGTACAGGCAATATTTCAGGTAATTTTTACATTGGCAACGGAAGTTTGTTGACTGGTGTAGTGGCCAGCGGCGTTGGTGTGTTGTCAAATCTCAGTGTCACTGGCAATATCATCACCGGCAATTTGAATTCATTGGCCGCAGTCAGTGCTGTGGCCAATGTTGTGGGCGGGAACGTGGTCACAGCAGGGTTGATCACAGCCACTGGCAACATCATCAGTGGCAATTTAAATGCAGCAGGATTGAGTTTGAGCGGCAACGTGGTTTCTGCACTCAATGTTACCAGTAACATCACTGGTGGCAATATCAACACTGCTGCTCAAGTAGTGGCCACAGGCAACATCACTGGTGGCAATATCAACACAGCAGGATTGATTTCAGTTGTGGGCAACATCATTGGTGGCAATATCAACACTGCTGCTCAAGTGGTAGCCGGAGGCAATATTACTGGTGGTAATTTGCTCACAGCAGGATTGATATCAACCACAGGTAACTTGGTGGCTGCCAATGTCAACGCAACTTCAATCAGTCTCAGTGGCAACGTGATATCTGCACTGCCAGTGACTGGTGCTGTTTCGGGTGCTAGTTTCAGCGCAGTTGGCAACGTCACTGGCGGCAACGTTCTTACTCCAGGCATTGTTTCGGCTGCTGGCAACGTCACAGGCGGCAATGTAATCAGTTCAGCAGCAGTAAGCGCGGCCAGTGTGAGTGTGTCAGGCAATGTCACTGGTGGAAACATACTCACTGGTGGTTTGATGTCAAGCACAGGCAACATCACTGGTGGCAATATCAATACTGCAGGGCTAGTTAGTGTAACAGGCAACGTCACAGGTGGAAACTTAATTACCAGTGCGTTGGTACAAGGTCAAACCGTCAGTGCCACAGCCAATGTGATTGGTGGCAACATATCAACAGCAGGGTTGATCACAGCCACAGGCAATGTCACTGGTAATTATTTTCTAGGCAACGGCTCCCAGCTGACTGGTGTAGTGGCCACTTCCATTGGTGTACTGCCAGATCTCAGTGTCACTGGCAATATCATCACCGGCAATTTGAATTCATTGGCCGCAGTCAGTGCTGTGGCCAATGTTGTGGGCGGCAATGTAATCAGCTTGGCTTCTATCAGTGCAGTAAGTGTGAGTGCGTCGGGCAACATCACTGGCGGCAATATCAATACTGCAGGGGTAATTAGTGCCACAGCCAATATCACCGGTGGCAATATTGTCACGTCAGCTGCTGTGAGTGCTGCCTCAGTATCAGCGTCAGGCAACATCACTGGCGGTAATATCAACACTGCTGCTCAAGTGGTGGCCACAGGCAACATCACTGGCGGCAACTTGGTAACTGCGGCCACAGTGCAAGGCCAAACTTTTACAGCCACAGGCAATGTGATTGGTGGCAATATTTCAACAGCAGGTTTGGTCACAGCCACCGGCAATGTCACAGGTGGTAATTTGGTAACTGCGGCCATAGTACAAGGTCAAACCATCAGTGCCACAGCCAATGTGATTGGTGGCAATATTTCAACAGCAGGTTTGGTCACAGCCACAGGCGACATCACTGGTGGCAACTTGGTAACAGCAGGTTTGATCACAGCCACCGGCAACGTCACAGGTGGAAACTTACTCACCAATGGATTGATATCTAGTACAAGCAATGTGATTGGTGGCAATATTTCAACAGCAGGCTTGATCACAGCCACAGGCAGCATCACAGGTGGAAACTTACTCACTGGTGGTTTGATTAGTTCTACAGGCAACATAACATCAACTGGCAACGTCACAGGTGGAAATCTATTCACCGGTGGCTTAATTAGTTCAACTGGCAACATAACATCAACTGGCAACGTCACAGGTGGAAACTTACTCACTGGTGGTTTGATTAGTTCTACAGGTAACATCAATGGCGGCAACATCAACACCAGCGGACAGATTTCTTCTACAGGCACAATCACTGGTGCCAATGTAATTTTAGCTGCCATACTCAGTGCCACAGGCAATGTGATTGGTGGCAACATATCAACAGCAGGTGTAGTTACAGCCACAGCCAATGTGATTGGTGGCAACATATCAACTGCAGGCTTGATCACAGCAGTAGGCAATGTCGTTGGTGGCAACATATCAACCGCAGGCATAGTTACCGCCACAGCCAATGTGATTGGTGGCAACATATCAACCGCAGGCTTGATCACTGCCACTGGAAATATTGTTTCAGGTGCGTTAATTAGTGCCGCGGGCAATGTGTCGGCTGCGGGCAATGTGCAGGGTCTAAACTTCATTGGTAATTTAATTGGTAATATTGCACTGACCAATTCTAGCAACAGTCAGGTGCTGTTTAACAATGAAGGTCTAGTAAGTGGTGATTCAGGACTGATATTTGATTATGCTGCCAATGCACTCACAGTAGGCGGTGCTATTGTAACCACAAACGGTGGATCATTGACTGTGGCTGGTGCTGCTGCTATAACTGGCAACATCTCTACCACAATTGGCAACATTGGCGGCGGCAACATCATAGCCACAACATTGGTAAGTGCTGGTGGCAATGTGATTGGTGGCAACATATCAACTGCAGGTCTAGTAACTGCCACAGGCAATGTTACCGGTGGCAATGTCAATGCCACAACAGCAGTCAGTGCCACAGGCAATGTAGTTGGCGGCAATGTTAGCACAGCAGGACTGATCACTGCCACAGGTAACATCACTGGTGGCAATATTATAACAGCCGCATTGGTACAAGGGCTCACAGTCAGCGCCACAGCCAATGTGATAGGTGGTAATGTATCCACAGCAGGATTGATCACAGCCACAGGCAACGTCACTGGTGGCAATTTGATCACCGGCGCTCAAGTTGTTTCTGTAGGTAATGTCACTGGTGGCAATATCAACACTGCTGGTGTGGTCAGTGCTACAGGTAACATTACGGGTGGTAACTTGAGTGGCACCAGTATTATTGGCACACTGACCACAGCCGCACAAACCAACATTACATCAGTGGGCACGTTGACAAGTTTGGCAGTGACTGGTAACGTAGTGGGTGGCAATTTAATAACCAATAGTGGATTTGTGTTTGCAACAGGCAATGTCACTGGCGGCAATTTGAATGCAGCAGGATTGAGTTTGAGCGGCAATGTGGTCAGTGCAATTAACATGACACAAAACATCACAACAACAGCCAATGTCAACGCCAATAATATCAACGCTACTAGCACGATAAATATCAACAACGCTAGAGTGGCAACCATAGATGACGCGGCTGCGTTGGCAATAGCACTAGGATAACAAATGGCAAATACTTTTACACGAAAAACTTCACAAAACGTTGGCGCAACAGCTGATATAATTGGCAATTACACAGTACCTTCAAGCACAACCACTATTGTGATTGGCTTGACTTGTACCAATACCACAGGCAGTGCAATCACAGCCAATGTGTTCTTGGCCAATGCCAGTGCCAATACCTACATAGTGGCCAACGCACCCATTAGTTCTGGCGCTTCGTTGATTCCTGTGGGCGGAGATCAAAAAATTGTAATGATTACCGGGGACAAAATATACGTGCAAAGCAGTGCTGCCTCCAGCATTGATGCAATTTTGAGCATAATGGAAATCACCTAATGAGTTATCTTGGTCTTCAACCCAACACGCCACTGCTGAACACCAGTACTGAAACATTCAGTGGCAACAGTGTGGCCACACAGTTTAACTTGGCTAGATCAGTGGCATCAGCGTCTGATCTTGATGTCATGATTGGCAGCACACTACAAAGACCATTCACAGATTACACGGCCGGCAACATAGTTTTGCAGTTTACCAGTGCTCCTGCCACTGGCGCCAACAACATCACAGTGACTTATCGTGCAGGTGCGTTGAACAGCTTGGATTTAACAGCATCTGTGTTCAATGCTGGCACAGTGGCAGCACCCAGTGTTGTGAGTTTGGCAGCCAACAACACAGGTATTTACTGGGCCAATGCAAGTTCAATGAGTGTCACAGTGAGTGGCACCAATCGTGCCACGTTCATGGCCAATGCTGCAAGTGTCAACACAAACACAGGTGCATTGATTGTGGATGGCGGTGTAGGTATTGATGGCAATGTCAATATTGGTGGCAATGTTGTCATTACTGACTCCACACAAAGTACCAGTGTATCAACTGGAGCTTTCAAACTCAGCGGTGGCGCTGGCATTGTTGGTAACTTAAATGTAGGCGGAGACATCACTTGTGTGGGCGACTTCACAGTCAACGGAACATTTACCACCACCGGCACAGACAGCCTGGCAGTGACAGACCCATTTATTTTCCTGGCTGAAAACAACCCTGGCGACACATATGATTCGGGTGTAATTTCTCAATACTATGACGGTGCCAATCTGCGATACACCGGTTACTTTCGCGACATAACAGATGCCAAATACAAGTTGTTTACCAACTTGTTGACTGAACCCACCACCACAGTTGATACCACAGACCCCAGTTTTCAATACACTGATTTGATCTTGGCCAATTTGAGTGCCACAGGCAATGTCACCGGCACGTATTTTGTTGGTAACGGTGCAGCACTCACTGGTATTTCAACAGACACTACAAAAATCTTCAACGCCAACAGCAAAGTAGAAATTGCCGCAGTCAACGCCAACGTGAACATGGTGGTCAACAGCATACAAATTGCCAACGTTTGGTCAGGTGGCATTAGTGTGGTAGGAGCAGTGACCACATCAACCACACTCAATGCCACTGGCAATATAACCGGCGGCAACGTTTCAACAGCAGGTGTAGTCACAGCCACTGGCAACATTGTGTCTGCTGGCAATGTGTCTGCTGGCAATCTTGTGACCGGCGGACAAGTTGTTGCTTCAGGCAATGTCACCGGCGGCAACATCATTGGCACCACGGCTGTCAGCACAGGTGGAAACGTACAAGCCGGTAATGTTCGCACCTCAGGTTTGATGTCAGCCACAGGTGATGTGTATGGCAACAATTTTATAGCAACCACCAGTTTCAATGCTTCGGTGGATGTCAGTGCCACAGGCAACATAACTGGTGGCAATGTACTCACTGGTGGATTAATATCAGCCGCGGGCAACATCACTGGTGCCAACATCAACGGCATATTTAATGGCAATGTGATTGCTACCACAGTGTCAGCTTCAGGCAACATCACAGGTGGCAACTTAAATGCTGGCACAGGCGCAGTCTCAACCACTGGCAATGTTGCAGGTGGCAACGTAATTGCCGCAACTCTGGCACAAACTGCCACACTCAGTGCCACCGGTGCTGTGACTTTTTCAGGCACCACACAAAACATCGCCATTGGTACCAGTCAAACCACAGGCAATGTCACTGTGGGCGGCACCACACAAACTGGCACAATTTTAATTGGCCAAAGCACAAATCCACAGACCATAAACATTGGTCATGGTGCCACAGGCACAGGCAATACAAAAACTATTCAGATTGGCGAAAATGGGTTGGCTGGATCAACCACACTGATTGACATTGGTCCTGCCACAGCAACCACAGCCGCAGGCACAGTGACTTTCCAAACTGCCACAGTGGTGGCTATCGCCAACACATCGGGCACAGCACTCAGTGTGGCAGGCAACATCACTGGTGCCAACATCAACACTGGCGGGGCAATTTCTGTCACAGGCACAATTACTGGTGGTAATTTGGCCACAGGTGGCACAGCCAGTGCCGTGGGCAATATCACTGGCGGTAATATAATCACAGCAGGCGCCGTCAGTGCTGCCAGTGTAAGTGCTAGTGGCACAGTGATTGGTGTTGGCAACATCACAGGTGGAAATATCAACACAGGTGGATTGGTCACAGCCACTGGCAATGTCACTGGTGGTAACATCAACACTGCTGGTTTGATCACTGCTACTGGAAACATTACTGCTACTGCTAACATAGCAGGTGGTAATATACTCACAGCCAACTTGGTGCAAGGCGCCACACTCAGTGCCACAGGCAACATCACTGGCGGCAACATCAATACTGGCGGTTTGATCACTGCCACTGGCAATGTCACAGGTGGTAACATCAACGGTATACTGAATGGGTCCGGCGCCAATGTTTCCAGTATAAATGCTACCAATATTTCTACAGGCACGCTGGCACAATCCAGATTGGCCAATGCCAGCTTGACTGTGAACGGGGTGTCTATCACACTGGGCTCATCAGGAACAGTTACTGCCACAGCTACAGGCACACTCACTATTGGTACTGGCCTTGGTGGTACCAGTTACAACGGCAGCACAGGTGTTACTATTACTAACACAGGCGTATTGAGCCTGGCCAACGGTGGCGGAATCACAGCCAGTGCATCAACTGGTGCTATCACCTTGGGATCCACTGCAACGTCAGCCAACACAGCCGGCGCCATTGTGGCACGAGGTGCATCAGGAGAATTCTCTGCAGGGGTAATCACAGCCACCGCAACCAATGCTAGATATGCTGACTTGGCAGAATACTATGCAGCCGATGCTGATTACCCTCCAGGTACTGTGTTGAGTTTTGGCGGCTCACAAGAAGTAACCATGACCACAGGCGTCGATGATGTGCGTGTGGCCGGTGTGGTAAGTACAAATCCTGCTTATGCCATGAACACTGCCATTGAGTCTGAACACACAGTGGCCGTAGCCTTGACAGGTCGTGTGCCTACTCTAGTGATTGGCTCTGTGGCCAAGGGTGACATGATGGTCAGTGCTGGAGATGGTAGAGCAAAGGCCTGTGCTACACCTGTCATGGGCACGGTGATTGGCAAAGCTGTGCAAGATCATCCAGGTGGTCCAGGCACAATTGAAATTGTTGTAGGAAGATTATAATGAGTTATTTAGGCAATTCACCACAGATTGGTCAGTATCGTAAAATGGACAACTTGACCTTTGACGGGGTGCAGCAGACATTTAACATCAACATCAGTGGGGTACCATTCAATCCGCCCACTGCGTTTGCCATGTTGGTGAGTTTGAACAATGTGGTGCTGAATCCTGGTGTGGGATTTTCGATATCAGGATCAACCATAAGTTTTGCAACAGCACCTGCGGCACTGACTCCATTCTTTGGATTGATCTTTGGAGACACGCTATATACAGGTACACCCAGCGATGCCACTGTGACCAACAGCAAAATTGCACAGGGTACAATCAATTACGACCGGTTCAGTGTCAACACTCAAGCAACGTTGACAGCAAATCAAATTATATTTGGAGTTTAAGAAATGGCAAGAAAAAGAATATACGAGTACGTATTCACACCAGGCACAGCAGGTCTAGGCACTGTACAGGTCCAGGATCGCATCAATCTGGAAGACTTTTTGGCCATATACGATACCACAACCAACACGTCAATCTACAACTTTGGAGCACCCACACAAGGTGGCACAGTGAGTTTTAGTACAGGTACCATTGCTGGCTTGCCCAACGCTTATGCCGGAGTGACCACACTGACTTTGGATTTGGACACGTCAACATTGAGTGCCAACGACAAACTGGCCATCTATGTGGAAGATCGCAACATCAGCACACAACCCTGGGAATTTGGTTTGGATGCCATTGGTCGTGCAAGAACCAGCAATCCCGAATCGTTAATTGATGCTGACTTTGAATATGGCCTGCAAAACACCAAATGGCAAAACGTGTCAACCATCAACAACATTCCTTCATTCTATGAAGATGTTGGTGCTGACTTGGTATACAATACCAACGGCTATGCTACTTTTTTAAGCAGCACCAACTTGTTGACCAGCAACGTTGATACCAGTGTGAATGCAGCCAATGCCGGAACTCCAGCTTGGATCACAGATGATTATGCACTGTTGATCAGTCAAACACAGGGCAACGTCACACCGTTTGTGTCAAGTTACCTCACTGCCAACGTCAACAGTTCAGCAGAGCGTACATTCAGTGTGGCATCAACCACAGGTGTGTCTGTGGCAGATAATATTATTCTAATAGGACTGCCTACCACAGGCGGAACTACCACAGCAGTCAGCAACATTACCAGCACTGCTACCACCACAGTCAACGTCACAAATGCATCAGCTGCAGGCATTGTGGCAGGCACTTATATCATTGTTGAAACCAACACAGCCAACATATACGAAGTCATGGCAGTGACTTCAGTGTCTACCAACGCACTCACTGTGGTGCGTCAAAGCAATGGCAGCAACCCCGGTGGTGTCAACATCAACACTGGCAATGATGTGTTTGTGGTCAACACACTGGAAGTTGCACAAGTGCAAGAAGTAACAGATGGCACAACACTGCAACTCAATCGTGGATGGTACAACATTCCAGCAGCCAACACATTGCCCACTGGTACAGTGTTCCAGAAGTTGAGCAGCAACGTGGAACTGGTCAAAATGACCACAGCCAGTACAGCAGTCAACGGCACACAAACCATTGGCCGTACACAATTTAACACCACAGCACTCACAACTGCAGGCGTTGGATCGCCCTTGATCCGCATGACCGGTATATTCTATGGTGGGTCAAACACCATTCCCACAGTCACAGTCAACGTCACAGACACTCCACTGGATGCCAACGAATATGTGAGTTTACAAAATACTTCAGCAACCAATGCTGAAGGTATCAACATTGTGTTCTTGGGCGAAACCAACAACTTTGCCTACTATCCACGCCGAGCACTCAATGTTGCCGCAGGATATCCAATAAACCAAACTGACACTGCTGTGCGTCAGGCATTTCCTTATACCGGTGCTGACTTTGACATTGTTAGTGTGGCCAGCGATGGTGGCAATCCCAGTATCATCACAGTGACCACACTGTATGCGCACGGATTATTTCCAGGATGTCCAATCACAGTGGACATGACCTCAGGTACCAACGCCAGTTATGCCGAAGGATCGTTTATTGTAAACGCCATTCCCAGCACTACCACATTCCAGTTCACTGCTAGAACAGGCGCTGTTGTGAGTGGTAGCCTGGCAGCTGTGATCAACGTGCGAAGCAATGCTGTGTTCCAATCAAGACCATTTGACGGCGGTGTGCTCATGGGACCAGGCACCCCCACACGTGGAGCAAGTGCAACTCGCGTGACTAAAAAATATTTCCGCTATCAGTCTGGTAAAGGCATTTTGTTCAGCACAGGTACTGTGTTGGCTCCTACCTTGGACGTGGCCACAGTCTCATCCAGTGGTACTGCCATCAACAGCAACATCACCATTACCACTGACATTGAGCATGGACTCAATGCTGGTGCTACCATTGCACTGAGTGGTATTACCACATCAGGCTATGATGACACTGGATATGTAGTTACAACCATCACCAGCGATACTGCGTTTGTGGTACAGGCGCAGAACCTACTGGGCAGTGCCACTCCTGTGTTGGGGCAACAACCAAGAATCAACGTCACAGGCTGGCAGGGTGCAAGCATACGTGCAGGCCTGTTTGATGATCAAAACGGTTTGTTCTGGGAAAACAATGGTATCACAGTCAACGCAGTACAGCGTACCAGCACTTTCCAAACAGCAGGCCTGGTCAACGTCAGTGTTGGCTCCAACCTTGTGACCGGCGACGGCAACTGCCGCTTCCAAGACCAACTCAATGTGGGTGACGTGGTTGTGATACGTGGTATGACACATTCAGTGGCGTCGATCACCAACAACAACAGAATGACAGTGGTGCCCACATTCCGTGGCGTGGCCAATCAAACTCGAGTGAAAATGGCCCTGCGCAACGAAATTCGTGTGCGCCAAGCAGACTTCAACATTGATCGTCTTGACGGCACAGGCCCATCAGGATTCAACCTTGATGCCAGCAAGATGCAGATGTATGCGTTGGAATATTCCTGGTACGGTGCTGGTACAGTTATCTGGATGTTGCGCGGACAAGATGGCAAATTCAATTGGGCACACAGACGTCCCAACAACAATTTGAGCAATGAAGCCTACATGCGTTCGGGTAACTTGCCTGCACGTTATGAAGCCATCAACGAAACTCCGGTGAACTCATTGAACGGTGCTATCACAGACATTCAAACCACAATCACCTTGCGAGATGCCACAGACTATCCATCTGCAAGTGTGACATATCCTGCCTATGTGATGATTGACAGTGAAGTGATCAAATACTCCGGCAAGGCAGGCAACGACTTGACCGGTTGCACACGTGCCGCAACATTCACTCAATGGGCTGAAGGGCAAAGTCGCAGTTATACCAGTAGTGCCGCTGCCAGTCATGCAGATAATGCTGGTGTGATATTGATTTCTAACACTTGCGTGCCATTGGTAAGTCACTGGGGCAGTGCAGTTATCATGGACGGCAACTTCAACGGTGACGAAGGCTTCTCATTCACATACAATCGCAGCAACTATGGTTTGCCAGGCACAACAGGTGCCAGCCAAACTGCGTTCTTGATGAGACTGGCTCCCAGTGTGAGCAACAGCATTATTGGTGACTTGGGGCAACGTGACTTGATCAATCGTGCGCAGTTGACACTGGAAACGCTAACAGTGAACGTCAGCGCAGGACGATATTTGGTCACAGGTATTTTGAATCCCAACAACATTGACTCAGCCAACACTGTGTGGGCTGGTTTGAACAATGCTGGTGGCGGCTTTCAGCCCAGCTTCACACAGTTTGCTGTGGCTCCACGTTATTCAAACGAATCCACTGGTGGTGTGCAGGCTGCGCCGTTGAACACAACTGGCGGTTTCTCTCGTTCGGGTGTCATGGTAAATTCAAGTTCAATCAAAACTTTCTCCAATTTAGCACCTGTGGTGGTATCCAGCTCAGGGTCAGGAGCCAACTTGACTGTGCAGTTGAGTGCATCGAGAACCAGTTATTCAACTACCACTACGTCTATCTCAGTGCAAAATCCTGGCACAGGATATGCTGTGGGCGACACCTTGAAAATTCTTGGCAATGCCCTGGGTGGCTCAACTCCTACCAATGATTTGAACTTGACAGTGGCTGCGGTATCAGCAGACGTCACCGGTGGTGAACGCTTGTTTGCTTTTCCAATTCAGGCCACAGGGGTCAACTTGTTGAATCTGACACAGATCAAACAGATTGGTCAGAGTAGTATTCCGGGAACAGGCACATATCCCAATGGTCCAGAAGTGTTGGCTGTGGTGATCACTGCACTGAGCACACAATCAAACCCTGTGGGTGAGATTCAGTTGAGTTTCCAGGAAAGCCAGGCTTAAATACCAGCAGCAAGATACCGCTCCACAGTGTCTATCTTGCTTTGTACAGCTTCGATGTTCACAGTGGACCATAGGCCAGGATGCATGGGTCTGGGCCATTGACCTCGGTCAATCCAGGCATAGCCCATGTGTTCGTTGTTCAGCACTGGCACAAATTCATCTGTGACAACACATACCCAGGTGTTGTATTCAAACTGACCATCTGATGATGTGAATTTTTCTAGTGGGACCAAGCGTTGATACTCGGGCATGCTGCCCAGTTCTTCAATGCACTCACGTTCCATGGCACCCAGCAGTGTTTCACCTGTTTCTACTTTGCCGCCTGGTAGTCCCCAAGATCCAGGATGCCTGGTATCATTGCGTAGCAAATAAAGATATCGTCCAGTTGCGCTGCTGCGGAACCAAACTCCCACTGCCTTCAAAGTACCAGTCTCCAGGTTCCTCCAGGATACACACCCTGATAGCTTTTGATCCAGGCCTCACCGGTCCAACGATACTGTATGCCTGTGGTGATGTTGGTGACATACTGTGTGTTGTTGGTTTCTGTGGCAGCACGGAATACCACATGCCAGTAGTTGTTGCTGTACTCAATGATATCATTGGCCTGTGCCACTAGACCACGACCATTGGCGCCAACCCAATCCATGGCCGGTGGAGAGTTGTCTACCAGTCCTGTGTCTTCAGTAAGCAGATATCTCACTCCTTGCAACACTGAATCTTCGGGTCGCGGACCCGAAGTCAACGGATTTATGATAGCATCAATAGGATCCAATGTGTTTTGTGGAGTGCTATCAATGTCCACGCTGTACAACAAGAATCTGTCATCGTTGGGATCCAACACAATAGTGCCCACAACTTCGGTTTCGTCGGGCTGTATCAGCCTAATTTGACTGATGCCCGGACGCAGTGATCCATACAAGTCGATCACAGCAGGCCACAATAGGTTGCTGTCGGCCACAATTTCAGTTTGAGCAAGACTTTCATTGCCAGGTTCTTGTGCCAAATCGCGCTGTTGTAAACACTGCAATTTGTTGCCAATCAGCACCGTGGCCCAGTTGAAAGGTGTGATTACTTGACGTGTGCCCAACAAAAGATCTTCATTTTCGATTGCATTGTTGAGATCTCCCTGCGCATCATACATTGATGCAATCACACGTTCTATCACACCTAACTTTTTAACTTTGGCTGGACTAGATATCCAAATAGGCATACTGAATGTGAGAGTGGCAATGTCAATGGGATTGTCAGTGCCAATGGGCACTGACCGACTGGTCCATACAGTGCGATCTAAATACATTACACTCAGGCTGGTCCAGTCAATGTAGTTGTCTGTGCTTTGAATTTCCAAACTGGGGTTGAACAAGGTCAGTACTTGTTCCAATAGTTGCAGTTTTTGATTGGTATTTGAAGTCCAGATGTCCAGGTTGATGGTGAGTTTGAATGGCACAGGCATAAGTCGTTCCACAGTGAATGCATTGCCTTGTGTGGTTTCATAAGTTTCTGTGGCTGGATCGTAAGTGCGTTGACGCACATTGATTTTGCTTACAAAGTAAGGATCTTGCATGCGACTTTGTTCGTAGTCCAGGCCAGTGATGTAAAATGTCATCAGCGGCGTTGATGGCAAACTGTTGCGACTGTTTTCTTGCAAGATAGTTTGCGCATTACGACTGGCATCACCATAACGCACCGGCACACGAAGCAGTGCGGCGGCATTTACTCCGTCATTTTCATTGGCATACTCTACTTGAAATCCTGAAAAGATTCTAGTGAATTGCAGAAGGAATCTGCGTATTTGTTCGTCATAAAAAAATTGTTGCATTATGTACCTGGTGGTAAGAATCCGCCTTGATCACCATTGTCAGCTCGGGGTCGAAGTATCTCACTCAGACTCTGACGACTTGGAATGTTGCCCAGGTCTTTGGTGTTTACTGTGGCTGTGTTATTTACGAAGCCGCTGCGCAGTGTTTTATTTGTTGGCCCATTGTCAAGATCAGTTCTTACTCGGTCGTCAACTTTGACCCAGCGTATGCCATTGTAACGGAATAGTCGATTGGGTTTGTAGTCCAATCGCAACACATAATCGCCTGTAACAGGATCAGGTGGGAAGTTCACCGCAGGGGTAACTGGTATGCCATTGGGTGCTGTGCCACCACCTGTGAGATAACCTTGAGCGTAACCTTCTCCTGTGGGTGTGGTAGACATTCCGCCTTGTGTGCCGTCCACTGTGGCATCGCCGTCTGTGGTCAAACTTGTGGGGTTGGCAGGTGTGCCATCCACAGTGGTGGGCTCAATGTAGAGTGTGGTATTTTCGTATCCTGACAGCGGAACTTCGGCATCTGCTTGTGCCAAAATAGCATCGTTAATTTCATAGTCTTTGACTCGTGTGCCTTGTACATCACTGATAGTGGGCGGTGTGTATGGTGTCCAAAAATTAGTATTTGTAATGGCAGTATCAGCAGGCACATTGACTTTTGCTTGATAATAGTTGTCACCTTGATTGACAATGGTACCAGTGGGATAAAAGTTGCCTGGGTCCCAGATGTTTTCTGCCACAAATGGCTTGTTGGTGATGGTATTGAACTCTTGTTGGTCTTTCATGGGGGTGCATTTTACACGCCACAAGTGAGGCAACCAAGTTTGGCTGAACCCTTCAGACGCAAAGTCTGCATCCTGAATAACATAGTATCTAGGCAAGGCACGGGGTATGTTGGAATTCAGCGGATGATAATCTTTTAAATTGGGAATTTCTATCACATCACCGTTCATGAGCTTGCGACCAAATGTGTCAATCATGGTGTTGTAATGAAACGTCATGAATATGGTGTCGTTGTTTAGAAACAAACCAAACTGTGTCAAATCAAAATCTACATCTTGTGTGTTGTACACACCACGCATGACGTACACATCAGGATCATAAATTCTGTCGCGATTTTCCAGCAACAACAAGTCTTGAATGTTTAACACATCCACAGAGTCGTATGTGGGCTGTGTGGCATCAAAATTACCACTCAATGCTGAATCATTGCCACCTGCTTGTGGGCCCATGTATTTGTGGATATAGATATCCAATCCGCCCACAGTGTATCGCTCGCGTATGGTACGATCTAAAAATTGATAATCTCGGGTCCGGTTAGGCCGGTACATACTTAATCTTGGCATGATATATTTATAGTACTTTGGGTTTACCTTTGACAGGGTTGACCAATAATTGCCAAAATGCTATAATACGGACTTACCAACACAAAGGAGCCCACAATGTTTACAGATTTGCACAGCGAGATTATTAACAGTGTAGCACCAAATTACAGTATCAATTATGAAGCAGAGGCTCTTGCAAGTTTTGAAGCCACTGGCGATGATTTGATGGAAGCACTTGAGACTCGTGCCACAGACTTTATTGCAGAGACTACAGGGGCAGATGTGCGCGAGGATCTGGGTGGCATCACAGTGTTTTTCCGTGGTAGTACTTTGGTTGCATTTTATGATTACGAGCAATTTAAAGGGCATGTGTTTTGACCCTGAGCCCGCCAGGGCTTTTGGGGTTGACCAAAAATTCTTTTTCTGCTATAATTACATATAATTTAAGGAGCCCACATGAGCACCACATTCAAAATTAAACTGCTGAACCCTCGCAGTTCTGACACCAATATCCTGGGCATGGAACCAACCTGGCAGATCCAGCCCACGGAGTATCGTGCAAGCAAGTTAAGCCAGGCGTTCTCATGGTACAACTATTTCTATGGCAAAAAAGATGCCCGAGAAATGATTGTCAACTACTTGGAAACACATGACCGCCGGGCAGATGTGCGCCTGCTCAAAGGCATTCCAGATTCAGCCATTCGATTGACCACAGGTTGGTTGTGCCGCATGAGCATGGTGGGCCTGGAACTGCATGACACAGAACAACTCAAATTAGAAAATCAATTGAGAGAAATACTGGACAGCAAACAAAACACCGTGGAAGAAACGCCGGAAGAACCAGCGGTGCCCAAGATCACCATTCAAGATCGTCTGCGTGAAAAAGCCAACGAATGCGACGGCGAGCTAGAGGGCTTGTTTGATGATTTCTTGTTGAGTGGTGCCAAGATGACTGCAGACTTCAAGCCTGTGGTGATCATGCGTGGATTGAACATAGCACCACAAATGGTCAGTCAGATTTCAGACAACTGGAAACGCAAGCTCTCAGAATTTGAGCGTGTGGTCGAAGGCAAAGACGCACAACTGGTTGAGGGCTACAGTCATCTCTCCAAGATTCAAATGCGCAACGTGATCAAGTTTTGCGAAGCAGTGATCAACGACTGTGGTGCGTATGTGCAGATCAAGAAGGTAGAACGCAAGCCACGCAAGGTTCGAGCAGTGCCACCTGAGAAACGTGCAGCCAAGTTCAAAATCCTGGCAGAGTTTGCAGAACTCAAACTGAAATCATTGCCGGCTGCAAGCCTTGTGGACAAGAGTGAGGCCTGGTTGTATGACACAAAAAAACGCAAACTGATCCACTTGGTGGCAGATGAGTATGCCAAGGCATTCACTGTCAAAAACAACTCAATCATTGGGTTCTCAACTGTGGACACAGTACAAAAGACTGTGCGCAAACCAGCAGATGTTGTGAAAGCAATGCAAGCCGCAGGCAAACCAGCGGCACGTAAGCTCTTCAAAGATCTTACAACCACAGAAACAGCATGGAATGCCCGTGGCACAGAGAATTTAGTCATCCTTAAGAGCTGGTAAATATTGGCCTTAACTGGCCCAACATGTATAAAATAGTAGATGACAACCCCGCTGACCCACGCAAACTTATCTCTAACACTGAGTTCTATATCACCAATGTTTGTAATCTAAATTGTGTTAATTGTAATCGCTTCAACAATTTTGATTTCAAAGGATATCAAAAATGGAGCGATTACAAAGAAATTTATACACAATGGGCTCAGCATGTGAGGTTACAACGAGTTACCATACTGGGCGGGGAACCACTGCTCAATCCCACAATCTTGGATTGGATTGACGGCATCAATGGTCTATGGAATATATCTGTACAGATCTTAACCAACGGCACTCGCCTAAACAAGATTGCTGGCTTGTATGACCGCCTGGTCAAGCCAGTTGATCCTAACAAACCAGGAATTAAAAATTGGATAGGCGTGAGCTTGCACAATCAGAATGATCGTGATCGATGTTTTGAAGAAGTAAAAAGTTTTTTGCACGGAGACGTGAGATATGTCCACCACACAGATCCACTCAATGTTGACAATGCAATGACCTTTGGTGCGTCACATGCGTTTGTTGACAGCAATGATGTTAGAATACCCATATGGGAATATGACAGTTTTTATAGAGCCGCAGTGCATTTGAACGACCATGGAAAATTTACGTTGTACAATAGTGATCCAGATAAGTCGCATGGTGCTTGTGGGTTTGCAATGTATAAATGTTATCACTTTATACGAGGAGCTTTATATAAATGCGGACCGGTAGCATTGTTTCCAGAGTTTGATGCTCAACATCATTTAGACATTACAGATCAAGATCGAGATTTATTAAAAAGTTATGCTCCGTTGCAGGTAGACCAGTTTGCTGACCGCGGATTACAATTTCTAAGTGAGATTGACCAGGTGATTCCTCAATGTAAGTTTTGTCCTGAGTTTTCTCATAATGAAGAAAACTCAGTGGTATTTGCTACACTAAAAAAGACTGGTGCCACTAGCGGATTTGAATAATGACAACAGTGTTGTTAACATTAGGTGACAGTTGGCCCCAAGGTGTAGAATTACAATCCACTGATCAGTGCTACGGAGAAATACTACAACATCTTTTAAAATTTGATGAATTTTACAATTACGGACAAGGTGGTTCCAGCAACGAACACATGATTCTACAGTTGCAAAATTATTTTGAAAATCATCATCGGACAGATCATCAAGTCACTGCTGTGTTTTTTTTAACCAACCCGCATCGCACAGTTTATTTTCCGCCTGACGCAGGTTTCAATGTTCATGGACACCACCGACAAAACTGGAACCAAGAAGCCCGAGAAGTTTTTATGAAAAATTGGATGCATTTTTATTCTGACGAAAATGCAGTCATGAGAAGTAGCCTTGCCGTCACTGCACTGCAACAGTGGTGCAAGTTGCACAATATTGATGACTATTATTTTTCTGGTTGGATAAAATATACACAATGGTTGCCAATGGTTAACACTGACAAAATATGGGCAAAAGGTCTGGAAACCGCTGCAGACTGGTTTGGTGCAGCAGATCACAATGGCGAACATTTGACAAATGTTGACAACAACCAGTACATCCGCCCTAATTTTGCACACCCAAACCAACTTGGGCATCAATTGATTGCAGATAAATTACAGCTATGGATGCAAGCATGATTGATCGCCCTGTGTTTAACAAAATTGAAGTTTACATTACCAATGTGTGTAATTTAACTTGTGATCAGTGTAATCGCTTCAACAATTTTGATTTCAAAGGTTGGCAGCGGTGGAGTGATCATGCTGACCAATACAAGCAGTGGGCAAAACTAATTGACCTAAAAGCCATTACCATCATGGGCGGAGAACCTCTGCTGAATCCCACAATTGTAGAATGGATACATGGCCTCAATGACGCTTTTGGAATTGACGTACAAATCTTAACCAACGGCACACGATTGAACAAGGTACCAGGTTTGTATGAAGCCATTGCCAA